CGCGTGCGGCAGCAGCAGGACACACTGCAGGAGCTGGCGGACGCGCAGGCGCGCCGGCAGTCGCATCGCCAGGCGCAGGCCGTGCGCAAGGCCAAGGTGGTGAAGCTGGAAAAGGCCCGCGAGCTCGAGCGCGGGCGCCTGGAAGCGGAGCTTATCCATCAGCTCGCTGTGGATAACCCCGACTTGTCCCCAGGACAGCTCCGAGCGCTCCTGGCGGAGCACATGCCCCCGGCCTGATCGGCCGCCCGTCGCGTTTCCTGCGGCGCTCCCCTTCATTGGCTACGCTGGGCCGAGGCACTGGAAACGCCTCGGCAGCGGCCTTCTGGGCGCCTTTCCGGGCGCTTTCCCTTCCTTACGCTGCCCCGCACCGGTCTCACCGGCGCGCGCACCCATCCCCTCGCCGGGCGGCCTTCCTCTCTTCTGCAAGTTTTAATGTCCACTGGTACCAGACTGCGTCTGTACAGAGCCGTTTGCCCCCTGCGCGTTACCACCCACGGCATCAGGCCGAGCCCATGGCAGATGATGTCCCCTCACTTCGCGCCTGTTGGCGCGGAGGGTACCCGGTCGAGGTCACCGTACCGGCAGCACCAGATCGACACCGGGCGCCTTCCAGTCGCTGTACGCCGGGCAAGACCGAGCCAACGAAATAGCGTGCAACGGCGTTTCGCTCCTTCACGCGCCTGCCTGCGGCATGCCGCGCGGTGCGCGGCGGGTTGAACTCAGCGTGGGGGTCGGCCGAGCCCGTTGCGCAAGCCCGCAACACCGCGTCGGGAAAAAGTGCCGAAACGGGGGTTTTTCCGCATGGCACGGGGCTTTGCGGGGAGGCGCCCACGGCCTGGCCCGGCCGGCGCTGTGCAACGGGAGTTGCACGGCATGGCAATTTCTTTCACGGCGTGCAATTCCGGTTCGCGCGCGCGGGCCCCCGGCGGCGCTGGGCCGGGGCCTGGATTGCATTCGCGCCCCGATTGCACAAAAAACGCACGCAAAGCCCGTCGGCGGGAGGGGGATAAGTGCGTTTTCGCCCAGGTTTTTTTCGGCGGAGGGGATTTTCGTGGGGGAGGCGAGGGGTGGCCGCGCGCGGGCGCCGGCGGGCCGTGGCCGGGCTTGACCCGGGCGGGGCAGGGGCGTAGGGTTCACCCGTCGCGGTCAATCCCGCGACCGACCTTGGCCGGTCGAACTTCTCTAGGCGCACAAGCGCCCCCTACCAGCAGCAGGCGCTTTTTTTGTGCCCGCTGTTCGCGTTATGGCGGCTGTGCGTGGGACACCTTCGGGTGTGCCGGGTGCCTAGAGTCCCGGTCGGCCAACCCGCGTACAGCCGTCACCATTCCCTTGCTTGGCCGCAAGCGGTGACGGCTCCAACTCTAGGAGCTGCACCATGAACCACACCGTCCAGAATCCGTCCGCCCACGCCGCTGCCTGGAAGGCCCGCGCCTTCGCTGCCCTGCGTTCCGATTCGTCCCTGTCCGTCCGGTTGGCCCGGTACCGCGCGGCCATGAGCAAGGCGCAGGCCCTGGAAGCCGAGGCCCGCCAACGGCAGGTCACCCGCACTGGTGATCCGCGTGCCGCCCTGGCCTGGATCCAGTCCGGCCGCAAGGTGCGGATCCAGGCCTTGAACCACCAGGATCTGCTGCGCCACGTGCGCGCCCTGGAAGTGGTAGCCGCGCACCCGGCGTGATGGTTGTCGATGGGGAAAGAGAAAGGGCGCCGATCGGCGCCCTTTTCGTTTATGCGGTGATGGGGGCCAACTGCCCGTTGAGCTGCTGCGCGGTCGACACGTTGGTCTTGAAGGCGGCGGCGGTGCTGGGTGGAGCGTTCAGGGAAGGGTGGCCGTGCCCGGCCAGTTGGGTGTTCATCTGCTGCACCAGGTCGATCAGGTCGAGCAGCACCTGCAGCACGTTGACGCTGTCCGATCCCAGCCAGGTGGTGGGGGCTTCCAGGCGCTGGCCGCCGGCGGCGAGGCTCTGGCGCAGGCCCTCGATCTGCTCCTGGAGGTTGCCGCCGACGGTCGTGCTGGCGTCGGCGCCGACCGTGGTCGTGGCCTTGCCGGCGACGGTGGTTTTCAGGTCGCGTGCGGCCGCCTGGTTGAGGTCGCGGCCGGTGGCCAGGTTGAGGTCATCCACGCCGCCCAGGGTGGCGCTGCCGCCGGACAGCAGCTTGAGCGCGCCCAGGGCCTCGATGCGCTTGATGCCGCCAACCCGCTCGGTGGCATGGTCGTCGACCTCGATGTCGGTGGTCTGGTAGCGCTCGGTGTTGGCCTGGGCGGACACCTCGCGTTCCAGGGCATCGTCGCGGATCCGGCCGTCCGTCTGGCGCAGCCAGTTGCCGTCGGCGTCGGCGCGCTGCTGGCAGGCCTCGCTGTGCTGCCAGACCAGGTCACCGTCGGGCACGCGCGGCAGGCTCAGCCCGTGGGCGAGGATTTGCTGGATGAACGGGTGACTGGGTAGGCCGTAGGCGAAGCCGATCACCACAAGGGTGCCGGGCTCCGGAACGCCGAACAGGCCGCGCTCCTGGCCGCCGCTCGGTACCGGCAGCGGCAGGGCGTACAGGGTGGGCAGATCCGGGTCGGGTTCGCCATTGGGCAGCAGCACCTGGACGTCGACCGCGTACCGGGGGCGGAAGTCGTCGGCGATCGCGTGTTCGGACGGTGCGTCGGGCACGCCCACGACCACCGCGAAGCGGGGCAGGTGGTAGGCACCGGTCAGCTCGGGGAATTGCCGCTCTACGCTGCGGCGGATTGCTTCTTCCATTTGATGGCCATCGTGTTGCCGGCCAGCGTCACCGTGGTGATGCGCAAGCCGCCGTTGAAGGTTGCGCCCGGCCGCACGCCGGGCAGGGCGGGTATCTGGGCGCTCTGGTTGCCCTGGTAGTCGTCGAAGATCGAGGCGGGCAGCGGAAGCGGCCGGGTGCTCCAGAAACTGTCGGCCCAGCTGCCCACGTACATCTCGCCGTTGCCCTGCTGCTGCCAGATCAGATCCGGCACGGCGAACACCTGGGCGAGGCTGTCCAGGGCGTGGTAGCCGTTGCCCAGGTTGTAGAAGTAGGGCGCCGGGGTGGTGCTGTAGGGGCGTTCCGGGCAGTGGAAGGTCAGGCCGGTCAGCTCCTGGAGCGCATCGAGCACGCCGCGCAGGTCGGTGTGCCGCAGGCTCAGCGGGGTGGGCTTGGCCAGCACGGCCGCCAGTTCGCGACAGAGCAGCACCTGCTGGCCGGCGCCCGCGGATGTGCAGCTTTCCACGTAGCCGATGAAGTGGCGCAGCATGGCCTGGTCGTTGTAACTGATGTCGAAGGTGACCAGACCGCGTAGCGGTTCGGCGCTCTGGACGGTGAACACCGCCCGGCCGGGGGTGTGCAGATCAAGGCGGATATTCTCGCTGACAACCTGGACGGGCTCACCGGCCACGCGCAGGGCGCGGTTGAGCTTCATGTGAGGGCCTCGTCGACGCGCTTGAGGATTTTCTCGAAGGCGGTGAGCTCCTGACCCGGCTCGGCTTCTTCAACGCCGGCGCCGCCTTGGGCTTCGGCGTCACCTGTCGGGCGCCGGGACTCGACGCGCTCGGCCACGGACAGGTGCTCGACCAGGGTGTACTGGATCGACCAGGCACGCAGGCTGTCGTCCTCCCGGGCGCTGACGCCGTCGGCAAAGCGCACCTGGCGGACGCCGAAGGCCTTTGCCGTGTCGTTGACTACCCGGTAGACCTTGGGCTTGCCGCCAGCGTCGGTGGCCTCGGCCAGGCGCAGCAGGTCGCGCAGGTCGGCGCTGTCCTGAAAGCGCACCTGCATCGAGCAGGTGAGGGTCTTGGGCTTGAAGCCCTTGTGAGCCGCCGCGCTGTTGCTGGACTGCCCGGAGAGGTCGTCCTCCTCGATCCGCAGGTTGGCAGTGATCTTGATGTTCTTGCCACGGACTTGTACGCCGTCGAGTAGCAGTGTCATGCGCCGAACAGCTCCTTGAGGTAGGTCATGGCCGATTGCGGGCCGGCCAGCAGCACGCCGGCGCACAGGCCCCATTCGTGGCCGGGGGCGTCGCCGTTAAGCAGGGCATCGCGCAACGCAGCCGGATCACCCTCGCCCAGCCAGCGGGCGCGCAGGGTGCTGCCGCCGCCAGCGAGCCCGGCCTGCAGGGTGGCCAGTTGCTGGGCCTGCGCCTGCTGGCGGGCCGCTTTCCGGTCGGCCAGGGCAGCCAGCTCGGCGACTGGGCTGGTGTCGGCCGCGTAGCCTTCCAGGGCTGCGAGCTGTGCGGACATCGCCTGGTGTGCCTGACGTGGCCATGTGCTGCTCTGCAATCCTCGAACACGCCATTTCGGTGCGGTGTCGCTGGTTGGCATCAGCCACTTTTCACCCTCCAGGCGAGCCAGTTGCCCCGCCCGGCGCTCGGCTCGTTGAAAGTCGGGCAGGGGCAGCACGGCGTTCAGCACGGCCAGGGACAGGGCCAGTTGACCGAACTCGGTACCCAACACCAGGATGGCCAACCCATGCTGCGCGCCGATCGGCCGATGCGGATCCCCGCCGGCGGTCAGTTGGCTGGCCATGTGCTGCAGCAGGTTGGGCGCCGACAGGTGCCGCTGGATGCCGCTGCCCTGGCCGGCGCCGTGCTGGAAGGGCGTAACGGTCAGCACCGTCACGTCAAGCAACAGGCCGGCTAGGCCCTGGCGGCCACCGGCGATCGCGCCGGACGCCGCCGCGCCTACCGGGTTCGGCTCGGTGCTGGCCATGCCGGCCAGCGCATCCAGCCGCCCGGCCGCCGCGTCCAGCTGACCACCGGCTTGGGCCAGCGGTGCGTTCAGCGAGGCCAGCCACTGGGTGGATTGGGCTGGCCAGGTAAAGGCGAGGGGTGACCAGGTCATGCGGCCTCGGGTTCAGGGGCAGCAGGAAGCGGGTAGCGGGCCTTGATCGCGGCGACTGCGGCCATCCAGGCGGTGTAGTCGGGGGCGGTGCCGCTCACCAGGGCATCGTAGTCGGCCTCAGCTCGCAGCGGATCTGACTCGGCGACATAGGCGGCGCGGCGTAGCGCTTGGACCTGCTCCACGGTTAGCGGCACCGGATCCGGCTCGACGTAGGGCGCGATCGAGCCGAACTGCCCATCGAGCAGCAACTGGTGAATGACGCGGCCGCCCTCGTCGGAATCGTCAGGCGCGGCAGTGAAGGGAATCCAGCCGTATACCGGGTGATCTAGCTCGCAGTCGATGGTCCCGACTGCGTTGTATGCGGGATTGCGAATCATCAGGAAATTCTCAAGAAAATAGTATGTCCACCGGAAGGCTGTCGCCCCATGCAGCGCCACGTCCCCGGAGGTGCCACGTCTTCGGTGCCGTTGGTACTGGAATACCGCATGTTGCTTCCCGCCACCGTATTTCCTGGGTAACGGGCCGTGCTGCTTTTGTCGGTCAGCAAGGCATACGATCCCACTGCCCCCACCGCTGCCCCAGCATTTGCGGTCAGCACCGACGCAGCAGTTGCTGCGGCAGAGATAGTTGCGTTCGATCCCGCATTAACTTTCACACCATTAATAGTGATATCGGTGGACAGCTTGGTGGCTGTTGCCGCGTTCCCGGTTGTGGACTGGTTCAGGATGGGCACCCGAGCAGCCGGGATCGTGCCCTTGGTCAGGTTGCCCGCATCGTCCGCCCCCAGAGTCGCGCGGGCGGCCGCTGCGGTAGCGGACTGAAGCAGCAGGCTGACGATGTTGGGCAGCGCGCCGCTGCCTTCGGTTACAACGCCGGAGGCGTCGGTGAACAGGTTCAGGGCCGAGCGCTGGGCTGTCTGGGTGGACGCCGACAGCAGAGAGCGGGCTACGGCAGTCAGTGCGGTAAGCGACAGCGCTCCTGCTCCGGTGAAATAGGGCATGCGGTCGGCTGTGCCAGTGAGGCCAGAAAGAGCGCTCAAATTCGCGTGTAGCGGCTGTTTCGTGCTGAGGGCCTCGGTGAAGTCATGTTGCCAAGTGCTGGCTTCAACGGTGATCGCGGTCAGCTCCTGCGCCCCGTCAAAGGCCACCAGGAAGTTGCGCGTCACGTTATTGCCCGTCTGCATAGGGGGGATGTTGCGGCGCTTCTGCTGTACGGGAACGGTCGAGACGGCGAACAATGTGCCGTCGGCGGTGGTCAGGCCGATCCAGTTCCAGTCGAAGTCGCCGATGTCGCTGCCGAGCATCAGGCTGTAGATCACGCGGTTGGGATCCACGAACCCTTTCTGGGTATAGGCCCAGGAGCCGACGATCTGTTCGGCCGGCGGCAGG